ATGATAAATGAATGTTCAAATTCCTGGCTGGAAATGGTTCCCACTATTGAAGGGGGAAACCCCGCCGAGCGCCGTGAGGCGCGAGGCGAAGCGAGTTGCTAGTCTAACAATGTCGTGTATTGTTTAGGAAAGTATTTAATAAACCAATCCAATCCCTTGCGATGGTGATCCCAATCCTGTGTCTGTTCACTGCCCATGATTACATCATACACAGCAACAGCAAACCAAGGTAACATAGCTGGCTCACCGCCAAATCTATTCTTCACAATGATCTCTTCTTTAAAGCTATCTGCTTTCTGTCTGTTATAGTCTGCCTTAAATGGCATCTTATATTCTTTGTTCTTCCATTTTATTATTTCTGTCATAATGGTTATCCTATCAAATCCCATAACCCTTGTCAAGTGGGAGCCGACGCGCCGTGAGGCGCGTCGACCTTTAGTTATGGACGAACTAAACTTCTAATACTTCATATTGTCCTGTTGCTGTTCGATAGCCATTGGCATCAACATCATAATAAGTCATACAAGGAATACCTTTCTTACTATTCCAAGTCTTACATTGATGATCCCATTTACCTCTTCTTGTTATTGTCTTGCTGTGTTTATGAGCATAGTATTTAATTGTGAAATAAACATCTATGTCGAATGGTTGTTTGTCTTTCATTGTTCGTCCTTTCTGTTAAAAATAAAGTTATATACCTCTTGACATTGATAGTCAACATAATATATAAGATATTATATGAATTATACAGAATGTTTAATATGTCATTGCAACCCCAAACCTGATGAATGGTCTGGGCAAGTAATAGGAGTTTGCTTTGATTGTGGATAGTTTATGGTTTTATGTATTCTTACTTATAGCAGGATTTATCTGGCTATATTTAACTGAATAAACTTGAGCCCAGACCCGATATGTACATATCGAATTCGACTCGGGTCTGGGGTCAAGTGACCTCTCCTCATCGACGGATGAATCGAAGTCACTGGGCCAAACTTGAGCCCTGATCCTATTACAAGTAAAAGGTTGACCTTGTTGCGCAATTTGGTAGTAGGATCTGGGGTCAAGTACCATAAGAAAATTGGACCTAAGGACCTTATGGTCTTGGCCACTTTAGAATGATTATAAATTATGGAAATAGATAATAAAATGCCGGATAGTTTTTTTGACTGGCTTAATGAATGCCCTGTTCAATGGCATCTAGGCCCTTGGGATAACAACTCAATGAAATACACTTTTATTGTTCCGGATGAAGAAAAAAATTAATAGTAAGTATAGACAAGCAAGCACACACAAGCTTGACATGTAGGACTTTAAATGATATAGTATAATTTGAGCTCGTTTAATGATTTTCCGCTCGATAAATTTGTCAAATCATTCACCGGTCCCGGTGCACGTTGTGTAACAGTTGATCATCTCCGGGGCCTGCGCAACACTAACAATGGAGGAAACAATGAAAGTAATACAGTACAAAAACAAAAAGCTGAAGTTGCCATATGATTTAAAAGATGGTGAGTTAAGCACAGAGCTAGTAACGAGACAGAACCCCTTCAGCGGCCAGTCAATACAGCTGCCCGAATTCGCGGCGGTTGTATATGATCATGTCATTCAGCTGAATCTGAAGGCGGAGCGTAAGGACGCGGCCACAGGTCAACCTCCGGGGATCTCCAAACACCAGGATGACTGGCAAAAAGTGCGAGATGGAATAAATTTTTTCCGTCAGTACTTTGCTAGAGAATATATGGTGCTACTTGATTAACGGTTGGTGGAAAATAGAATTCACTGGGGTCACAGATCCCAGTGAGCACAACCTGGAGCACATAGCCGGGCTAATCAAGGAAGGTTACACCAGCGGCCAGATTCTGGAAGAGCTACAAGCAACAAGCGAGCGCCCAGAAACAAACACAATTAAAAGGTAAAATAAAAATATGAAAAAATTCACAATAGACATTAGCCATGCGTCAGTGGGCCAGCTGCAGACCATCGCAGCTGAGCTCAAGATCATGAGTCATGGGTGGGAGAAATTCGGACCCCGGATCACGATCAACAAGCGAGCACTAGAGCCCCTGAAGCTCAAGCAATCACTAGCTGAAGCCAGAAGACAATCAAGAACATACAAGCGCCACAATTTGAATATATAAACGAGCATAGAAAGACATGTACAAAAAAGAAGCAAGCAAAATCACCGGCGGGCTATCAGCTCCAGGCAAGATGCCTGAGGGCTCATATAACCTGCCGGCGTCCATGTGCCAGACAGGCCAGAAGCTGGCCAAGATCCCCGACACACCATGCTTTAAATGCTACGCCGACAACCGGGGCCGTTATCGATTCCCAAACGTGAAGGACGCACTAGCACGCCGGCTGGATAGTCTCAAGCACCCTGACTGGGTCCGGGCTATGGTTACGCTCATAACAGGAATTAAACATTTTAGATGGCACGACTCCGGAGACATCCAGAGCTCATGGCACCTGCAACAGATCTTCAGAGTATGCGAAGCGACGCCGGATACCATGCACTGGCTGCCAACACAGGAACGCAAGTACCTGCCGCTGGAGGGCTCCACAATTCCGCCCAATTTAATTATTAGACTATCGAATGCTAAGAATGACACGCAGCCCGGTCAGGCCTGGTCCCATTGGTCCACGGTCGTGGTGAAGCGAAGAGATGGGCACGTGTGCCCGGCCCCAGAACAGGGCATGAAGTGCGGCAGCTGTAGAGCTTGCTGGAATAAAGATGTCAAAGAAATATTATACAGAAAGCATTAAGAAGATCCATGAGGCCTGGATCAGGACCTACCCTTCGTTCATCGAACGAAAAACAAGCGAGCAACTAGCAAGCAGACAGACGAGCAAGCACAGTGGGCCACGAAGCACAAGCAACGGACGAGCAAGCAAATCCCTCTCTCAATAAATCATCAAGCATGGATCCTGGAACAAGTTTAAGAGCCCTTGAACCGATGGTTCGGGCTAAGATAAATGTATTTTGAGGATGTGTCTTATGGAAGGCAATTTGATGTGGAGAAAATCGTATAGAATTACTCTTCGTGACTTTTAATTCAACAGTGAAAAAGTGGTGATTAGTATTATACCCCAACAGATCAGGTATACCGATACCAGCAAGATTTTCGATCCTATTCCACAATATTCCGGGAGTATTTCGTTTGAGATCTTGGTATAATTTTCTTTCAGGTGCCATTTCATATTTAGAGTAATTACAGTATGCCTATAACCTTCCCAGGGGGACATATTTCTGCAACAACTCTAATTATAATTCGGTGTGATTCTCTATCGCCAATGATTTTATTTTGAGCTAGTAATATTTGTGTAACGTCCCACATAGTCTTGTCCGGCATCTCAATAGAAACTCTAGCTTCTTTCGCAACAGTGCTTTTGTCATTAAACATTCTAATTATTTTTTCTAACTCCTGACAACTCACTGTCATTAAAGTACACCTTTGGTTCTAAGTTGATTTACCTTGTCTTCGACTTGGTTTGCTAACTTTTTATTGTCAGCATGTAGCTCTATATTCTCTTGTTCAATCTCTGTCAAGCGCATCTGTAATTTTCCATTTAATTTTTGATGCGATTCATTGACCTCAAGTGCATTAGCCAAACCTACTTCTAATTCTTTGAGTTTGGCTTTCGCCTCTTTCATTTCAGGACTGTTCATTCCAACAGCCTTCACTAAATGCATTTCTCCTTCTGCTTCGAGTCTTAACTTATGCTCTTTCTCATATTGGTCTTTCCAATACCTATGATAATCAATTTCTTTCCCGCTCTTACTCTTATTTGTCTCGATAGCCTTCTCCACCTGTTTAACTAAATTCTTTTGATCAGGTGTTAAACCTGAATCTTGTTCTTGAGCTATCTTCTGCGCAAATACTTCTTTATCTGATATATCTTTATTCATAATTGACTTGTACTCTAACTTACTGTAATAGTCAAGTATGAGAGAACATGATGAGATCGTTAAGGATATTAAGACTGTTTTGGAAGAGAAGGTTGCCCCGAGCGTTGCAGCTCATAATGGTGCTATTGGTTTTATTGACTTTGCCAGCGATACTGGCGTGGCTACTCTAAAGTTATCGGGTAGCTGTTCAGGCTGTGCTATGTCTAAAATTACTTTACAGCGTGGAGTCGAGCAAACTTTAAAGCATTATGTCCCTGAAGTTAAATCAATTGTAGGTCAGGATGATGAGGAAGCACAAGGACAAGGGTATGAGCCATATTTTCCTAAAGACAAAGAACCTGACTGGGAAAAATTAGTAAGGAAAGATTAATGGGAGTACCAAAGAGATTAACAGATATGCAAAAACGCTTTGCCGAATTGTATGTATACAATGAGGGTAGAAGTACACCCTATGAATGCGCTAAAGAAGCAGGGTATGCTGAAGAATCAGCGAGAGTCCGAGCCAGCGAATTACGAAACCCAAAGACCTATCCATTAGTAGTGCAATACATTGGAGAATTAAGAGAAGAAATACAAAACAAATATGCAATCGATTTT